ATGGCACGGATAACAAAATTTGAAAAAGAAGTTTTAGAAAGGATTGATGAAGAAGTAAATTTAACAGAAAATGAATTTATAATAATCTTAAATAAATATACTCGTTATAGATATATTCAGGAAGAATACGGCTATGAAGTCACCTCGTCCATAGTAAAAATACAAGATAGGCATTTCGTAATACATTGGAAACGTCTATTGGGTAGCGAGGGTCAGATTGATGAATATAATGCTTATTTCGAATCCCAGCCTATTGAGGTGCACGAGGAAACCCGAATAGAAAAACGTAAAATATGGGTAGACGACCAAGGTAATGTTGTTTTTTAAAGCCAGCATCTAGCTGGCTTTGCTTTCTAATAACTACGCCTCATTAGTACTGAGTTTTCCTGAAGAAGTCAGAACAGGGAGCGCATATCGACCGGGTAAAGGAGATGATTTAACTGCCTTGCCTGACCATATGCTAGGCCAGTAATAACCTGTTACCCTACTTCGTGAAAAAGCGGCAATTTTGACTTCATCCCCCTGATTACCGCCTAGTACCATCAGATTACCTTTTGCATCTACGCCAACAACAAAACCAACATGACCGCCACCCTGCCGGGTAAAGGTAACAATACAGCCATATGCGGGCTTATCCAGCTTAGTCATTAATTGAGCGTTATCCCATTCTCTGGCTCTGAACCAGTTTTTGACCACATACCGCCCAGTTTCGCCCAAACAGTGCCCAACAAATAAACCGCACCAGGGCGTTTCATCTTCACGCCACCATGCTTTGTTTTCCGTACCGTACTTACCCATATCATCAAGCCATTTTATGATTGTCGGATTATGTTTAGCGCCTTTAATCTCACGCAAGCCGATGTATTTACGTGCTTCACTAATCCATGATAATTCATTCATTACTAAACCTTTCACGAATAAAAAAGCAGCCCAGAGGCTGCAATAGAAAAGCCGGCATTTAGCCGGCTTGAATTTGTTACACAATCAAATCACTATAACATCTGATACTAAAACAGGGTGGTGCCCAAATCGTCCATATTTACTCCTAACTATTTGATAATTATAAATTTAGGTTGGTGCCCAAATCTATGTATCATAGCAGTTGATTGCGTAACAGAATCAAGTTAGCCTACCAACCGGCATCATTGAATATTTATATAATTCAAATGTTTAACTTGAAAAAACAGCTTAAAAAGCCATGCAGCCGGCACCCTATTTCTGCTTATCATCTGTATCACCGATTATCTTTTCTGCCCTGTTACACACAGCATTAATCAGTTTTTTAGCCAGCTTAGGCGCTGTTGCTTTGAATGCGTCTAACAGAGATTTAGAAGCCATACCGGCAAATACACCGGCACCGGCAAACAGCCACGGGTGATTCTGCGTAAAGAAATACTCTGTTACTGCGGCTGAAAAAACCATCCCTATAATGATGAATGTCACAGTAAGCATTACCCCGTAGCGTCGATAATCAGACACTACCAGCGAGCCCAGAAAGCCACCGGCAAGGGCAAAACAAGTCGCCAGTGTAAATGCTTCATTCATCATTCACCGCCTTTTTTATCTTCTGCCTGTTGTGTGTTTTTAATCAGATTTCTGCCGGCCAGTGCACATATGATGGCAATCAGCGGATAGGTAGTCATGCCTGTGGACAGCGGCGGATAGGCGGCGATAAACGTTCCGGATATCACAAACCAGATCAGCGCCGACCACAGCAGGCAGCACCCGGATAAAATATTGCTGCGGCTGGAATGACAAAAGGCAGTAAATAGCTGCCCGATTGCGACTACTATTAAAATCGTGACGAACACCTTAGGGTATAAATACGGGAATTTGCCGTATAAATCCTCCTTAATTATCTCGTCACCATGCATGCCGAACACAAGCGCAAAACCCAGCATAGCGAATCCGTTCAGTACTTCGATTATTCGCGTACCGGTACCGAACAGCCAGTTTTGCAGTCTGTCCGGTAAAAACCGGAAGTCCAGTAACCAGTAAAACCATTTAATCGCTTTTGTCATGACATATTTACTCCATAAAAAAAGCTGCCCGCAGGCAGCCTGTATTGTTTAAATCACTGATTAAAATTATTCATTCGACTACGGCCTTTCTGTACCGCTGCCGCCAATATTCATATCGTCCGGCGGACGCTGAATATCATGATTACCATCGGCGACGTTGTCACTGTTGCCATTATCACCGCCGTTACCGTTACCGATGTCCCCGCCCGGGTCCGGCGGCACTTCGGGCATAATCACATTAATAAACATCTTCATCAGTTCGCCGCCGGTTTCAAATTCGGTTAAGGGCGCGCCAATATCTTCGCTGTCATCGTATTTGTCCAGAATGGCGCTGAATTCCTCTTCACTCAGCGGGCTTTTAAATACCTGCACATCACAGACAGCACCGTTAAACGGGTAAATGGTCGCATCTTCATAAAAGGCTTCTTCTCCGTCTGTGAGGCCAAATATCCAAAACTGATCAAATTGTTGCAGCGGCAGGATATTGACTTCTTTATACTCACCATTGACATATACACCAGCCAGCCCGGCATCGGTATTGCTGCGCAAATTAAACCCGATACTCATCCACTGGTCGCTGTCATTGATGTAAATGCCGGTTTCGGCTTTCTTGACATTGTCTTTATCATTGCGCGCCATGTAATAGGTGATGATCTGGTAATTTTCAACCGCAATCATCAGCTTCTCACTGTTGCGGCCTTTCTGGCCATACAGTACACACAACAGCATTGAGCTATCCGGAAATTGTCCCGGCTTAATACGCATAGTCAGCGCATTACCAAACAGTCCGGAGGCATTGACTGAGCCGTCAGATGGGTAATTATCATCATTGCGGTAGCCGTTAAGCAGCAATGCGTTCGGATTGCCGATGATTTTGTATATCCCCTCTGTCTGCTCGATATCGTCGTATGCCAGCAGATTCCGCCCGGTCAGCCGGTCAGTCCAGACGCGGTTATTATCATATTCGGCAGCGGTAAACGGCAGAACGGTTACCGGTTCAGGTTTACCTACCCCTAGTGGCAGGTAATACCGCCAGCCATGATGGGCATAGATTTTCACAAATACGCTCATATTTCCCTCGCTAAGCGGCTGGCATTCAGGAATGCCGGTAATTCGTCGATAGTGTCAATGCCTTTAAACTCCAGCAGCATTTCGTCGCCGTCTTTCATGTTGACAATCACAATCGGCAAATTTTTGGATTCATCGGATTCATCGGATTCATCTGTAACGGGCAGTAATACCTGATTAAGCCCGTTCAGTGCGTCAATTTTCAGGGCGTTTAACTGGTCGTTAATTGCGTCTTCATACTTAATAACAGCCGTTCCGCCGTCGTTACTGAAGCTGGCCGCAGTCGCCGCACACAGCACCTGTGTGCCTGCCGGCCATGCGCTGCATGCGGTACCTTCCATGCCGGCGCGCCAGATGGATAATTCACCGCCGTTGTTGCAGATGTCTATCAGTTCATAGCTTGTCCCGTCCATACTCTGTAAGGTCAGGCGCATGTAATGCTCAGGGCTGGACTGGTTGTAACAGCGTGGCAATATGGCGGTTATTTTTTTGGTTGCGCTTTCATCTAAGACTAACCGGGTAAGTTGTTTATCCTCGCCCAGTACTTCTAGCAGCGATGCATTAAAGTTGTTGATATAGTGTTTCATGTTTGTACCAAAACAATATTATCTGCCTCTTTTAACAGATTCAGATTACCTGTGGATATTGAGTATTTATAACGTTCCTGTATGTGCAATTGTTTCAGTGATCGTGGCATTCAAACTAAGGCTAACGCTTGGATCTGAGCGATCACTGCGCGCAGTGCTGCTTGCATTGTTTATTCTGAAATAAACAGGAATGGATTTACCTCCTTTAAGCTGTTCTCCTAATTGCAAAGCGGCTCCTGCTGTACCCCTGTCTAATCCGTCACGTGTTAGTGCCATCTTGATGTCGTTTGGTTGAAATTTCTCGCCTAGATTGACAAAGACGACCCCGCCGGAACTGCACTGGGTGTTTGGGACAGCGCTCCATTCCGGCTCCTTAGTGCTGGTCGTGCCATTGCTTAACACCTGATACATGCAGCCATTGGCTATAGTCGGCTCAACAATATTTCCGATGCTATAACCGCGTTCAGGCTGCCATTTTTCAAGCCGGCTGGCCGGTATCAGCATAATCTGCCCGTCTGATTTCGGTTTGAGTGTTTCGTAACTGTACGGGCTACCGAAGTACAGCCGGAACTCAGTTTTACCTGCTCTGTTAAAATCAAGCTGATACGGGTTGACTGCTGTAATTGTCATCTGCTCGTCCCTGTAAAAGGTGAAAGACATTTTTAATCCTCATAAAAAAACCGGCCTGCCGACCGGTGTACTTATACTTATTTGAAAAGGCATTAAATCAAGCCAGATTTTTTGCCATATCTGCTATCATTTTTTCGAAAAAGTGACGCAATGCTTTTATAAAACTTGGATTAGCCAGTACTTCTCCCATGATCTTTTTGCCGTTATAAGAAAAATCTATTTTCAGCGTTTCTACGGAACCGGATTTCTGTTTGGTTTCTGGTGTTCTGCTACTGGTTTCAGAAGCCATCTTGTTACTAACAAACAGATTCTGCGCTTCAATTTTTGACGCCTGCATAAGCTCAAACATTTTACCTTTGGCATCCCCTTTTCCGTCAATTTTTAGCCCGGCAAGTCCCAGATCTTTATTGAAATCAGGCAAATTCAGCTTGCCCACAGTCAGGTTATCAACTTGCTCCTTACCGGTAAAAAATCCGATTGCGCTACTGTCTTTTTCTTCCTGCCGTTTTTTATCCCATTCTGCCTCCTCTCTGGCGCGGGCTTCTTTGCTGAACATACTGATATTCCCAACTGATTTTGCTGTTTCAGTTAAAGAAACAGCCGCCGTATCTAATTTTTCGGCGGCTTTCCGTGTCTTGTCCTGCAATTGTTTATCGCGCTCTATCTGGTCAAGATAATACTTAGCCATATTCAATTGCTCAGATGTCGCCCCCTGCTTTTTCAGGTCATAAAGCTGTTTCTGAGTATCATTCATTCCAAGCTTAGCCACCTGATCACCCAAATTTGTTAGTGTCTGTGTAATCTGTAACTGTGCCTGGAGCTGTTCCACTACCTTGTTAGTAGCCTGAGCCTGGCGAATTGTTTCTGCTGATGCATTTTTAACAGCGAGCTGAAAAGCAATTAATCCATCCTTACCACCTGATACTTCCGCTGCCAGTTCCGCAGCCTTAGTCTTCATGTCTTGTATGTATTTAGTGTTTTCTTCGCGGTTTTTCTGCTCAGCCTCTAACGCCTTTTGATGATCATATAGCTTTTTGGTATCTTCAACCTTTGCTTTTGCTGCTTCTACTTCAACCGCCGTGGCACCTTTCCGCGCCATTGTTTCCAAGGCTATTTGCTGTTTGGAAATTTCAATTTCCTCAGATGTCTTACCAAAGTTTTTAACTGTTTCAGCAATTCTGGTATGTGCTTCGGTTATTGATTGGCTAAGCTCGCCTATTTCAAGCTTAGCTGTTGAATCTTTAATCTTTGCAACTAAATTTTCTACCGCCTTAATTTCCTCCACATTTTGGGTTTTTGATTTAAAATGCCTTAACAACTCATCAGCATTTTTTATAGCTAATTGCTCTTTAGATTTCCCAAGCTCTTCTGCTGCCTTTTCAGCTTTATCAGATAATTTCTGCAATTTATCTTTTAAATCAACAGCCTCTTTGCTTAAAGGGGCAGTATTAGCGGCTTGTTGATTTTCATTTTGCTTTTTCTGTGATTGATTACTTTCTTTTTCTTCCTGTTTTGTTTGGAGTATTACTGTCCCGCCTAACCGAAAATTACCATCAGAATCATGCGTAAGATCATACAGAAGCGTGCCTAAAGTCTCTGCTTCATTTTTTAGAATGCCAATTTTTCTTAAAATATTATCAAAAAAATCACTAATCGGATTAGACGCATCTTCACCACTAAAAAAAGCAACTAAAGACTTCCCTGCCTGATAAACCGTATATATGGCTCCCGCAACGACCAAAATAGGCGCAGCAGCAGCGGCAAAACCTGCAGCAAAAGCCCCTACTCTGGTTAAAGCTAATACAGATACACTCGCCTTGATAGTAGATAAACTGGTGGCAATTTTGCCTAACGTACCAACTGCCGCAGTGCTTTGTATTGCACCAAGTGAAGCAGCATATACACCATTAGCCTGCGCAGCTTTTGTTGCTACACTGGCCTGTAACACCAGTGATGCAGTAAAGGCAGCCACTTCGGCAGTAGTAGCCAGCAGATATGCCGCAAGTTTTAGTCCCAGAAAGCCAACTACCGCCGTAGCAATTAAATCAATGTTATTGGCAACAGCCTGCAAAGCAGTCGTTAATATCTTAGCGGCACCGGTTGCTTCACCACTTCCTCCTATAAACATGGTTAACTGCGTTTTGATGTTCTGCAATGCCTGATCAATTGTACGGCTGGTTTTCGAAAAATCAGACTGAATCTGTGTAGATTGCTTCAGGATAGCATCAGCAAGCTGCTGTGATGTAATCTTGCCACTGCTCCCCAATGTTTTTAAGGCGCCAACAGATACACCCATACCTTTAGCAATTGCCATTGCCAAACCGGGTGCCTGTTCAAGAACAGAGTTAAGCTCTTCACCGCTTAATCTGCCAGACGCCATAGCCTGCCCTAACTGGATAAGGGCATTTTCCTGAGACTGGGCACTACCGCCACCGATTACCATAGCCTTACTAACAAGATCAGTAATAGTGAGCAGCTTCTCACCTGATAAGCCGGTCTGATCAGTAGCCTGTGCCAATCGCTGATAAATAGCTGCGGTAGCGTCCAGATTCTGTCCTGTACTGCTTGAAATACGCGCTAATTCAGCCCTCACTTCTTTTAACTGTTTTTCTGAGTTAGTAACCAGCTTGATACGATTAGTCAAAGTGGTATAGGCATCCATCATGCCTTTAACTTCATTTATACTAAAGGCACCGATGGCATATTTAGCAATACTGGAAAAGGCATTCTTCAATTCAGGAGCTGTTGCCTTTACCTTATCTAGTTCGCCTTTCAGCTTTTCTACTTCTCCGCGTACATGCTTTACTTCCTTAGCGCTTCCGGGGACAAGCCCTATGCTAGCCATCTCTTTAGATGATACTTTTAATTGTGTAACTTCTTTCTGTAACGCTTGCAGATTCTGCGTCCATTTACTGGTAACGGCAGCATTTTGCTCAGCAGCGGCAGTCATTTTTTCAATATTTGTGCCGGCCTTTTCCTGCGATTGCAACCAGTTTTTAGTGATGGTGTTTAAAGCTTTGAATTTTTGGTTATATTCCGAGAATGCTTTAGTTGCTAAATTAACTTTGGTAGTTGCCTGATCAAGCAGGTTAAGTACCTTTGTATGCTCAGTTACAAAACCGGCAGAATCGCCCATTTTGATATTTACAGCCAAATCAGTTTTGATTTTAAGGTCGTCTTTAAGTTTATTAATCTCGCTACGAAACTGTTCGACCGTACCTAGTGAGGCTGTAGCGACACTAACACCAGCAAAAGCATCAAAGGCGGATTTTGCCTGCAAAACGCTTTTACTCAGACGTTTATACTTTTCAGATACCTTGCTTAGGCTGGTGTTACTTTTATTCAGAGCAGCAGCACTCATATCAGTAAAAGATGCCAAACTGCTCTGATTCTTGGTTAGTCGTTTTATCTCTACTGAGGCGGTATTGATTTTTTTTGCGTAGCCGCTCACAGTCTGTTTTATCTGATCAAACTTTACATTTAACTGCTCTGATAACTTAATCAAACGCGACTGTTCACTAGCAAACTGCACATCATCTATACGTATTACTGCGGTTAATTCTGCGATATCAGACATGATAAGCTCCAATAAAAAAAGCAGCCCGAAAGCTGCAATAGAAAAGCCAGCGCATGGCTGGCTTGATTTAATTGATTTGAATTACTTTTGAGCTAAATGGAATCTTTCTCTTCTTCTTTATGAGAACTATTATTCATAATTTATAATTTCAAGTCCTTTATTGCATGGTTGAAATCATCGCCTATTGTTTTCATATCATTTCGTAAGGATTGAGCATCCTCACTAAATCCATTCAACTGATCATTTGTACTAAATTTTTTATATGATTTAACTTGAGTTGTTGAAAATATGTCAAAGGCGGAACTCATACCGGCAATAAATGATTTAGCTATCATTTTCATATCCGTCTCCATAATCATTAGAATAAAGAACAACAAAACGCCAGCATATATGTGCCGGCTTGAATTTATTAGATGGATAATGCTGTATTTAGTGGAACTACATCAGCATGTGATTTCTGGCTAGCTTTCCATAAATCATAATTTACCTGCATATTGAGCCAGAATTGCGGGCTGGTATTCAATAAGATGGATAACCTTACTGCCATATCCGCACTGATTCCGGTTTTCCCGTTAATGATTCTAGAAAGAGCCGCCCGCGTCACTCCTAAATGTTTAGCGGCTGTACTAATGCTGGTATCACCTAAATATTCTTTTAAAACTTCACCTGCATGGCAAGGATTGTGCATACTCATACGCTTAACCTCCTAAAACCCAGATAAACAACTCCGAAGAGTGGTTTGCAATTAATAAATTTAAATAACTGGTTTTAAGATTAAATTATCAACTCAACATTGCTATTTGTGTAATTACCATCAAAACAATAAAGAACCATATAATCACTGCAAATATTATATCTATAACAGATTTTTTTTCGTAAACAATTTTAGGGCTATTGGAAATAGTATTGTTAGGAGTTAATTTTATTTTCAAACATTTTGCTGCCAGTTTTTTCTGCTCAGTTGTACCACATAGCTTAAAACCGCTTTTAATCTTTCTTAAAGTGTAAAAATTACAATATTGCAGGCACAATACTACGTTGAATATAAATGCCATCATAAATATTCCAAACACACCAAGCATTATGCCTGTTAATATAGCAAGTACAGTATACAGTCCTAAGCACATTAGGAATCCAATAAAATCTCCAATCAATAAAGGTGTAAAAACACCTATTATAAGAGGGAAAAAACTTTGGCCAACAAATGTTAATCTTACCTCTCCGGTATTTTCATTATAGATAGGTATTGCTTTTGAATTCAGAGCTAATAACGGTTTTTTTAAACTAAGCTCATTTAATGCATTTTCTTCAATAGCACTATCTTCCTCTACCGCTTGAGTAAATGGCTTATCCTTTGATTTTGAATTAGTTAATTCCTCTAACACTTCAGGGTATTCCGCAAATAGCTTTGCATCATATCTCTTGCGCATCTCTGGATTTAACAATACTGATTTACACAGCTTTAAATCATCCAGTTCAACTAATTGGAGCTGCGCCAAACGGCGCATAGCATTTAGTATCTCTTCGTCAGTAGCAGTCGGTTTTACTCCAAGCAATTCGTATAAATTCTTAAAAGCCATTTGCATAACCTTATGCTTTATCAACAAAAGATAACATTATAAGGGTTATTCTTTAATTTCCAAATTTTTCATAAAATATTCCTTTTAGTTTTGGCATATACATCGATAGAAATACAAAAAGCCAGCTAATTGCTGGCTTGAATCTGTTACACAATTAGATAATAAGCTTATTAATCGCACCTGTATTCAAACATATATAGCCTTTTAAACTCTTAACCTCGGCTATCTGATTATTCCTTACAACTAATAACCAGCGTCCGTTTTGATTAATGTTAGGTAATACAGGTAGGTTATCGATTGGATTAACGACGCCACCTAATAGTTCAATTGCCTCATCAAAATCTTTGGCTAAAATATCCTGATATCTATATACATTAAATCTAGTATAGAGTTTTTTATACACGGAATGAAATGTATTGGCGGTTTCGGCAACGTTATCAAGTACAGCTTGTCTAATCAAATATTGCTGCCGTTTATTCAATGTTGGATAGCGACCGTCCGGTTTACTGTTCTGGTTGCTGGTGTCTATATATTGTTTAGCCTGAATCTGTCTGAGCTTTTCCGCAATAGCATTAAATGCATTGATGTAAGCTATTTTGATTGACATAGCATTCTTACCGGTAAAACCCATTACCAATAACATAAAACCATCTTTTGTTAGTTCGTAGAATTTGTCGTGACGTTCACCAAAGCCAACTTTTACGAGCTTCTCATTAAACTTAAAATTAAGTTTAATGAAAAAATCAGGCACTTGCGTGAAAATTTCTTCAATTTTGCGCAAAACGTCACAATGCTTTTTACCAAACGCTTTGGCTACAAATTCACTGGTTGTTACTGGTTCTGAATGGTTAATTTGAACGAATTGCTCAAAGTCGATAGCTACTGCATTCATGATAGATTCCTTTTCAATTTTCTAAATTAACCCTAATGGGTGGCCAAGAGGTTAGAAAACCTGAAAAGTAAGGCTGGAATTATTCCCCTTGCGGGTCTTGTATTCTTCGCCCTCTCGGCCATAAAGGAATCAAATGCCAATTGGATTAGTAGACATTGATAGAATCATGGACACAAAAAATCACGATATCCGTCGTGATGCGGCTTTTCAAGGTTTCTACACCTCTTAATTCAATATTGCCAAGTCTCAACCAGTTTGTCAATTAGAAGATTAAAGTAGTTGCTATCTATATTGGACGAAGAATGTAGACTATAAACGCAATTTTACGTTTATTGGAATAATCAATAACTTACACTAACTTCCCTAGCGGCTCAAAATTGAGCTTTTCGAAAAAATCAATAACTTATATTTAGCCTCATGAAAAATTGCATTTTAAACAAGTCGATTATCTAATTGCGTTGATAATTTCAGGTAATCTCCACGCAATTATAATCATCAGAATAATTAACGCAGCCGTCCACATGGTTTTGCGTAATTCTTTGGGTGTGAAATTAATAGCTTCCATATGCACTCCTTGAATAAAAAAACCACTCCGAAGAGTGGTGTATATTTTAAAACTAAAAAATTAATAATTTAGTTATAAATCGATACTCTTTTTTTAGCATTTTCTGTTTTATCAACTATTTCTTGATACATATTTTCTACTTCCGTATAGCTGGACGACCCAGAATATTTGTACTCAATAAGACTATCTAGACTTTCTTTAGCATCTTTTCTAAGCGATTCTAGTTTTTCCCATTGCTTGACCTCATCCATTACCTTATCATAATCAAGTTTTTCGCAACGTATTTTCCATAAAGCACTTATGTATACTTCTACACTTTCTTCAAATGGCTTAGATGATGGTACAAGAGTTGCTTTTTTATCTTCCTCTTCATAAATAAAACGCTGCTTGCCCCCATAACCGCCCAACATTGCTCTTGCATTTACTTCACCACAGTAACTTATAGTCTTGCCATTAACGACTTTTCTAATATCATAAAATCTTGCTGATTCCGGATCTTTTAATAGGTCTTTTACTGCGTTTTTAACCTCAAATATTGGCTTGTAATATATATAAGCTATACCTGATACTACTGCCAAACCAATTAATATGAAGATGGCAGAATATACCCATAATTTACGGTTATTTTTTTGTTTACCCTGAGTTTTAAAATTTTTCTTTTCAGGGGCGGGCTTAGATTCGGGCTCTTTCGGTTTAGTTAACTTCTCCAACACCTCAGGGCATTCAGCAAATAGCTGCGCATTGTATTTTTTGCGCGCCTCAGGATCTAATAGTGTATTTTTACATAGTTTCAAATCATCCAGAGAAATAAGCTGGTGCTGGGCCATCTGCCGCATTGCCTTTACTATCTCTGTCTCTGTTGCTGTTGGCTCAACTCCCAAAAGCGCATATAAATTAACAAACGCCATTGCCGTTATCCTTCAATTTTAATGTGCAAAGAATAACATAAACCCGTTTCAAAATTAATGAGAATTTACACAGGCATGCATCATATTCAGGCAGGATTATTGGAGGCAGAATCAATCAAAATATACTCATTGTGCCGAATATCCCAAATCTTACCCGTTAAAGCGCAATGGAGCCGGAAGCCGTCTGCATTCAATGTTAGCGCATATAAATTCCCGTTCTTATCCTGCATATTTAATCCGCTTAAATCATTCAAGCCAGTTGGTAACAGATCTGGCGTCACCGGGTGCATAGGAATAAATTTTGCATTAACCGGATCAAATTTCATGTCAATAATGCCTTTGTCCGGGTAAATATCCAGGCTCCACAGGTGGGTTATTCCGTCGCCTTTAATGGTAGTAAATAGCTGGTAGTCTTTATCAGTGGTCGGATTCCCGTCCTCGTCGTACTTATCACGCCAGTACAGGCTGATATCCTTGCCGCCGATGAACTGCTGCACACCATCGGATTTTTCAAAACAATGGATAAAGTGATCAGCAAATTTCACCTGTGTTGCATTGCCGGCATTCACATCGTCCATTGAGTTAAGGCCGGCACTTTTCAGGGCGTAATCGCTGATTAAATCCACGCCTATGGCTAAGTCGTCCGCACATTTCCAGCGCGAATCGTATAAGCCTAGCGGTTCCGGCGCGATGCCCCAGTATGCTTCGTCTGCAGAAAGTGACTGGTCAATAACGGCACAGTAAGTCAGCGGCGCACTGGCGCACGTCCATTTGTAATATTGTTCAACCTCATCTCTGCGCGGAATTTTTTTCCCCTCGCGTTTCTCAGTAGAATCAATTATCTGTTTTGCTTTACTGTTCCAGCTGCTTATTTCGAATTCTGTCCGGTCGCCATAACGGAAATACAGCTCAGCCCACGACGAATCGTTGTAGTGACTGGCTTCGTTCAGATAACCGCAAAAGTAGTTATTGATTTCCTCAACGGCTTGCTTATACTGCTCCGGGCTTTTTTTCAATAGGCCGGAAAACAAGGGGACGGTACTAAAAAATGCCGGCGCATTTAATTCGTTCTGCGTCAGCATTTTATAAACTGTATCCTTAAGTGTGGGCAGGTCGTAGTAAGCCCGTAATATGAGTATTTTATGTTTCAGGTGCAACGGACAAGTTAATAAATCAAACGGCGGCCACCATGTCCTTACAGATATCGGCCCATCATATTCATTAACCAGCCGCTTAAGCGTTGCCCGGTACTTATTTTTTAACTGCAATTTGTACCATGTATTATGGCTAAAATGACTAATCTTACTGTCCGGACATATCTCCGCGGCAGGATCAAGAAAAACCCGAAACTGGCGTCCGGTATTGATGTCAAATAAACCATCTATAATCTGTGCGTTATCTGTAGATGGCTTGCCGGCATCATCAAAGCTCAGTAAATCCGTACTTTTCAGACAGGCTTTACCCTCCTTTTGCTTAGCCGGCATTTTAGACAAACCCGCACCACCCAGTACGCGCGGACGTTGGTCCAGCTTTTCGTATTTGGGCGTAAGTCCTAATACTTTTTTTAAATTATCCAGAAGCTGCTTATTGCTCATACTAATAACACCTTATAGATACATGAATATCATTATTGGGCACAGTTACTTCGTAATCCGTTACGCCAGCGTCAATTTCTGCTGTATCGGTACTCGCCTGCTCGATATCCTCAGTTTGAACACGAAATGCATAGCCGCGCTTTACCGGTCGGTCGTAATAATAAAAACCGGTTTCATAACGCACATAACCCTGGCATTGATAAAGCTTAAATGATGATTTCCCTGAGCCAATTGAATCGCCGCCTGCAGGTTTGTCCGGCTGGTTTATTTCAGTTTCATCAGGATTTTTGTCACTGTCCGGATCATTCTCAATAATCTTTACGCCAAAAGGCACCACATAATCATTAAGGACGATATAAGGGTTATAAGTGGACAAAGGTAATTCGGGACGAGGCGGCGGATTAGGCGTTAAGGTTAAATTGCTATTATTACTAAGCGGATTAATAAAACATGCGCCTGTGATTTCTGTTTCGCTAGTTAAGAATAAAAAATCCATCTTATGTGTATAACTTTTAACCTTAACATTGCCCTTAAACCTGTCTGTATTAACAAAAATGGTATTATCAAGACTGATTGCCGGTGCAAACTTAGTAATTAAATTAAGCTCATTGTGCCGGTGTGATTCCAGTATCTTTGTATATGCAACATGATAAATAACCTGCATTGCACGTGCATATTCATCAGGAATAATATTATCGACATTAATGGTGTAATCACCGTTTGCCTGACTGGTCCCCATTGGCCTGAAATATTTCTTTTCATTCCCCCAGTTTTTGGCAATCTTGTCTTTATCGGCATCCTGCTTAATCGTGAAGCTTAATTTTTCCTTTTTTACGCCATGCAACTGAATTGAAGGTGTATTAGTGATCACAAACTGATACTTTTCATCAATCCCCTGTTTCCAGCGGCGCATAGCCGTCCAGCTCGCACGCATAGCATATAAATCACCTTTTGCCGTGGTTTTTGCAACCTGCACAACGTTGACAATAGGATTACCGTTTGCGTCTTTATCGCCGGTCGGCTGGTACTGATATTCATAATCAGCCGCGCTGAAATAGGTTGTGCCATACCATCCGCTGGGCGGCGTACCCTTTGCACGGAAATTACCTACCAGCCATCCGCCACCGGTTGCTGCGCTGTAAACATCATCATATTTAGGCGGCGGTCCCTCATGGCGGACATTTTTGATGTAATCAATATCATTCTGAAAGCCGCAATAAATATACTCAAAATAATTCTCACGATGAAACAGGCGGTCAAACTGATGGTGTACTTCTATCTCAACACGATTGACTAATGATGTTGCGCCACCCAGCTTAAAGCTAACCTGCCGCTCATAACAATCGCAGTTAGTTAACGTCCAGTCTGCTTTAGCTTTAGGCAGCCATCCGGTTAAAACTGCCTGCCCGCGCGCATCAAAGTCAAAAGACGCAGAAACTGTACTTAGTCTGTCTGTGAGTTCAGCGTTAAGAGTTTCATAGTTTGATAATTCCCCAAAAACACTTTCACACCAATAACCGATTTTACGGATAGTATCTGTGCCCAGTTTTTCAATTGAACTGCTGCGGTCGTTGCTTGCCGTTAATGTCCTTGTGTATTTCAGAAAATCAATATCAGGTGTATCCACAATACCCGTAAACAAGGGATAAAAATATTTATTGTTCTGAATGTAAATCGTTATCGGCTGGTTATAGTAAAGGTACATATCCACTTCGCCGCATTCTTCTTTAAGATATAAAGTAGCTTTGGCAGATTCACCCTCGGTATAGTTGATTTCACAACTACGCATTAGTTTGCACGGATCTATCTCGTCACCGTTGATATACACCTTTACCGCATAATTCTGATAATCCAGCCCGATCGACTGCAAGCCATTCATGGGCGCAAATGAGACGTCTCCGGCAACCGTTTGCGCCAACCCCAGCAACATACCATCAATTTCATAATTAACAACTTGTGCCAGCGGTAATCTGGTTTCCGTTTCATGCTCATCAATAACAGACTGAGACAACGCCAGCAGCATGCCTGTTTCCTCGCGCGATTCCACAGACTGCCCTAGTGCCAGCAGCAGCACTGATTCGCCGTCTGCCGTATCTGTTGCCAGTACTGCATGGCTCAAAGCTGAATTATTTAACATGATTAAATTGCCTGTTTGCTAAATCGAAGCTTATTTGTTCCAATATAAATACACGGATCTGTACTGTCGTTGCGTACGTCCGTAAAACGGTTAGTTAGGCGCATATAAATTGCAACCGGTGAGCCGCCCTGTAAACTTTTGCCAAGACTAACACCGGAGCCGGCATCCGCTTTATCCAGTCCGGCTCTATTTAATGCCAGCCGCACATCACTGGGTACAAACTTTGCCCCGTAATGAGTAAACTGCGCCGTTCCTGAATTAATCGTGGTCCCGACGTGCCCTGCTCCCCATTCCGGCTCGCCATCACCGCTGGTGCCCGGTGTTGTGCACTTGTACATAAAACCGTTTGAAACAGTTGGCTCAATAATCTCTCCAGCTTTGTAGTATTTTCTAGGCTTCCACTTCTCAAGCATACTTACCGGTGTAAGGGTAATAGGCGCATCTGTAACGGATACCACCGTTTCCTGAGCATCATTACTACCATAATACAAAACTATATCCACTGATCCTGTGCCATTGTAAGTAACAGGATATGGACTGGTTGCCTCTGATGTCATTTCAGGATCTAGCCAGAATGTAAACATATTCACCACTCCCCATTAGGACATTTCTGATTAGTTAAAGCCGCTTTGGCAATAACATAACAATTACATTTGCCGCACCTGTCGCCTTTTGTAGCAGGAGTTCCAAGCGGCACAATAGAATGAAACCGCTTTAAATCAGTACAATTACCGCAAATTTCCAAACGTTCACGATAATTCGCGACAAATGTACTGATTTTATTTCTTGCTGTTATAAAAGCACTTGGTACCGGCTTTTTCCCGCAGCAACTCATTTTTTAACCGCTTTCTTGACCCATCATTTCTTTAGCCAGTTCGGCACGTTCTTTTGCGCTCAGTTTTATAACCTGTTTGCGCTCATACTCTTTGCGCCAATCTTCATTCTGGGTTAGGTTATAAGCAATCTGGCTCAATATTTCGCTTTTTGGCCATGTTGCTACTACGAATAACGGCGTATGCAGCTCACGCGATAACGCTAATAGCATTCTTCGCATGGGCTGCTCCATTATTTTTTTGCTTCTGAATCAATACTCTCGTCGGATAAAGATTTTTCGCCCTGAATGTTTCTTGCAATCGCCATAATGAGTTCTGATGGCAATTTCAGGACATCTTCAACACTCTGGAAAACCGGCTCACCATCTTCATTTACTACCATTAGACGGACTAAATGCGCCGACAACACAGCGTTGTTAACAGAATCGTTTTTATGGTGCGATAAAATCACATCGTAATATTCAACCAGATCCTGCCCGGACATTTCGGTTTTTAAATCAACACTTCCATAGTTATCTATTTGAACTGTTTTAATGCTGGGTTTTGCAAATTTACTCCAGTCAATTTTCAGGGCATTCTTCATTTTTAATCTCCATTAAAAAAGCCGCTTAAAGCGGCTGCGGTTTATTTGGTTTTTTGGGGTTTGCCAGGGTTTTCGCGTGTTTCTGGTGTTTCCGGTGTTTCAGGGATATTTGGTGTTTCCGGTGTATAGTTTTCTGTTGTCCACACAGCATCGGCAACGGTTGATAATTCCAATGAGCCCCCTAAAACCTCCCCAACTTTACTATTCCAGCTCGGATTGACTTCCTTTTGACAGAAAAAAGTGCAGACATCCGCATCTATTGCTTCTGCATTAGGGTCGCAGTAAATCACCCTCACCTTTAACAGGCTATTGACTAACGCGTTCATGTAAGCCGCTAAAGCTGGCTGTCTGGGGTCAAAACGCTTTAAGTTAATGGATAACGTGCCATTGTCTTTAGCTCCCGCCATAAATGATTTTGTACCCTTAGCCGCCTGACAAAAGTCTGTCGTGTCGTGCTTATCAGTTTTGCCATCTTTAAAATCATAGCTGTCATGACCACAAAGCTGGATATTCTCACCATATTCCTGTTTCTTCGAATCATAAAAAGAGAATTGCATTACTAATCCGTCGGACGGAATCGCGCGTGCTAATGTCGCCATATTTACTCCGTAATTGTTTGATAGCGGATACTTACATTAATCATGTAATGCGTTGCAGTAGCCATTCCCTGTGAGCAGCTCACTGTTGATGTAAGCAATCCGTTAAATCGTTTATTAAAGAAAAAACCATGCAGTGCATCTGCATAGTTTTCCGCCATCGCTCTACCTGTTCCCACCGGTGTATAAACGTTGATACTAAAAATGCCACTGTAAATTTCAGTGGCATCAAGCGTGTCTATAATGGTCGGCTTAGGCAGATTTTTGGCTATAAAAAAAGCCCCTTGCGGTGGTACCTCAGGGACTTGGTTGTCATAGTAGACTGGTGGCGCGTTAGGCAATGCTGCAAGCCGTTGCTCCAGTGCGTTACTGATATGATTAAATAGCATTATTATTCGGCTTTCTTCGCCTCAGCAATTCGTTGTACCGTCTGCTGCCATCCGGCAACCGTAAGACGGAAAAAGCCCTGCGGTGCCTGAGTAGAGTAACCGTTAACCGTTTTGCCTGTCGGAACTTTAGGCGGGTTAGGATATAGCCCGTACTCCAGCACGCGGATATAGGGCAAATTGCTGAACAAATAATAATAGGCAGGACGGGATTTACCGCTTTTCAGGCGCGACAGCAATTGTCTGGCTTCCGCTAAATTGCCCTTACTGGTGTCTTTGGTTGTTTTACCGCTGCACTGATCCGCTTCAACAAACCAGTTAGATTTAGCCTGCCCTGTATCCTCAGGTGTGGCATCAACCATTTGCTGCTGCAAATCCAGTACAGCTTCTGAAACAATATTATCAGCCTTATTGCGCGCCTTATTCAGCATTGCCTCTATTTGAGAAGCAAACGAATTCATTGACGTACCTGCAATTTATAAATTACATCAATATTAGCAGGGCTTACACGCTCAATACTGATTAAACGCATTTCCATATCGTTAACCAGTACACTATCGCCGATAACTGGTGTGGTGGCCATGTTTTCCAACAATACCACCATATCACTAGTCAAAATGCGCATGCCGTCAATTTCATTGTTACTGTAATGAAAAGCGCAGCCATAGCCGGTATAAGTCTCTATTGCCTGCTGATTACTGCCTGTAGCAGGATCATACTGCTCACCAGTCTTTCGCTTGATAGTAATAAGCTGCCCGAACTCTTTTAACAGATCAGCGGCAATAATCCCAAGTTCTTTATAATCGAAAGCCATATCACCCCCGATAAACCGGTATCTGGTTAAAGCTGCTTTTAATATAAGGCGCAAGTAATGCATCTACATATTCAAAGCGTACACCAGTACTGTCACTGTAAGTAACTGAGATATCCGCCACTGTTACTGCCCGCCGTTTTTGCTCACCGTTATCAAACAGCCCGTTTTTTAACGCCAGCTCACAAACGGCTTTATATACCGGCTCAATAACAGCCTCGTCTCCTGCCCGCATCTTCCGATTCAGGTCATTGCGCAAACGGTAACAGGCATCTATGTAATCTGAGGCAGCAACAAGCCGCAATTCCTTTTGGCTTATCTCCAATGCTGCCCACTCCGCCTGTGACGGGCGAATAGAATGATAAGCGTCCGCCCGCTCTATGCTGACATAGCTATCACTCGGCACCCTGATCATTTTGCTCACCATCGCCCGCATTTTGCGATTGCGTATGCTGCTGATACAAAGCTAACAGTTCGGCTTTCTTAGCTGCCTTCGGTATTTCTACACCCAGTTTCAGCAAGGCTTCGTTCAGCTCTTTAACCGTATTGGGCGTACTGCTTCCCTCTGCATTCTTGCCGGTATCACTTACAGCTTCGTCCTGCTTTACAAATTGTTTGTAAGGCTCCGGCACCTCTCCGGCTGCTTCATCGCATAGCTCTATACTATCCCCGTCACGATACATACTGACATCACGTACAAGATAGCCTTTGCCCTCAACTTCCTGTACTTTTGCCGGGTCTAAGCCATACATAAAATATAGTTTTTTAGCCACAATTTGCCCCTTAAATATATGTGCGGCTTAGTTTAGCCAGCACACCGGCAGTATTTTTAACACTGGCGGGTACCTGTATCCAGTTGGTGCCAGTTGCAAGCGCAAGATTCGTCGGGGAGGCACCGCCTTTAGTAATATCCCATTTATAACCTTTAACGGCTACGTTATACGACCATTCGGATTGATGCATAACGCCTAGATTTTCCCTGCCAAGAAGATCTTGTATTGCTGATTTATAGTCTGCGTTATCACTTACTACAATACCGCTTTCGGTTAAGCCTAAGGTGTTATAACCTGTTATGGATTCGCGATCATCCGGATTTGTAGCCGTTACCAGCGATGGGCTATCGGTCACAATAAATATACGTCCTGCTACATCTTTGGTGATATTTACTGTTCCATATGAGAATAATCTTTCAGAATTATTTAAAGCATGATTGAGTAAATCTGAGGCACAAGCCGAATGCATAACCCATACTTTAATCGCGCTTTCACGATCGCCAAATAATGCGGCTGTATTGGGTAGTGCAGCAGCATTGACTTCATCTTCTCGTATTGCTTTTGGATTATTCTGAATAGCCGCCACAGCACACATAATGCCAGTATTCAGCATATCAGCCAGACGTGCCTTGCCTAATTGTTCGCCTAGTACTATAGCCGCATCAGTCGGGTTCTGCTGAATCCATGTATATTGACTTGGTGTATATTCAACAGGTGGTGTGCCTGCCGCTACTTTAATGCTGTTTTCTGTTGTCTGGGTTAAACGGACAGAGTTTACTGCTCCGTCTCCATAGACATTGCGCCGTCGAATAAGATCAGCAACACCTTTGAAGCTGGATTTAATATCCTCATCACCACTGGACGGTCGATTAATTAACGTTATCGTCCCTTGCGAGGCTTCATTGAATTGGTTGATATCCTGAGCCACCGTTTCTGTCATCGCGGTGTAGGTTTCACTATTAAAAACTTCAAGATCAAATGGCATAAAAACTCCTTATCATTAGTTATTTGCTGCTTTAGTCTGGATAAATAAGCGTCGCTCCTCTGGTGTTTTGCATTCTGCATAAGTGGCTGGTAAGCCTTTTGCTGCTGCATTACCTGAGGTTGTCCCGCCTCCGGTTGCCTGATTGCCTCGCAAAATACTGTCTTTGTTTTTGTAATTGCCCACCAGAATTTCGAGAGCCTCATCAAAGGCAGCAGGTTCGCCAGGATTGATCTGGCTGTAAATTTCATTACCGTTATTGTCTTTAGCTATAATCCTGCCATCGTCTGTCACGTTGAAATTTTTGCCGAAAGCAGCCTGAGCAATATCAGCAGGTATAGCGAGCCTGTCTTTAATGAAAGTTGAACGGGCAAAGCTGCCGCCTATCTTTTCATCATAAAGTTGCTGCTTTATTGTTTCCATTGCCTTATTTGCTTCCTCAATCTTGGCATTTGCCGCCTTATTGATTTCTGCCTTAACGCGCTCCACCTCACCAGCATCAATCAGTTTTTTGCTATCAAGGTTATTACACGTTTCGATAGCTTTCCGCGCGGCTTCCGGGTCTTCAATGCCATCAAACTGCCTGAGCTTTTGTTCGGCCGCCTCTTTAGCTTCTCTGTGGGTTTTGGCTTCTTTGCAAAGCTCTGAGATTTTGTTGTTAGCCTGATTTACATCATATGGAATTTCCTTTCCGTCTTCGTTCACATAAACCGGTTTCCCGTCTTGCACGACGGCATGACCGGCATCATCAAGTTTTAACTGCAAAGGCATTTTTTCTCCTGTTCGCATAAAAAAAGACCGCCTGAGCGGTCCGGGTGTTAAATAAAAAACTACTACTGATACTTTTCTCTTAATTCGTTAAGGGTCATAGGCTGTAAGCCGCCGTTTTTAACGATATCGGTGACATTCACCTCACCTGTTTTCAGCATTTTGCCGATCCCTTTCCCAAATTGCTCCTGTAATTGAGTTAAGGAACGGGAATTAATCCATTTTTCACCTGTCATTCCGTCGAATTCTGCCTGTAAATCGGTTAACGGCAGCACACTGCTGCGACACCTGCAATGCAAAGGCGGAAGCTGAAAAATCTGATCATGCCCGATAGGTTGTTTATCTTTGTCCCATATTAAATGGTTACGACTAAAACAAATTGCTGATGTCCTTTCGTCAATTATTGAATAATGCTGCCATCCTTTCACCTTGCTATTCATACGACCAAAGGCATAAATAATCTGATTCCTGATTGCTCCGGCCGCTGTGGGTACTGTAGCCTTAATCCAGTTATTAGCCTTTTTGAAAACGCTAGCCAGATCAGGTATCAGTCCATCAACTGCACCAGTTCTGATCTGGCGTTTAATTGCGCTAAATAATTGCGCTTTCTGTGCTGCAAATGTTTCTTTAAGGGTTAGCCCGCCCAATAAAATACCAGCCGTTAGGCTGGTTATCTGCGCATCTGAGAGATATTTAATTCCGCTATTGTCATCTGTAACCGATACAAACAAACGTGGCAGATAACTGGCTTCATTGTCGCCTATGTCGTTTATCGTCTGCTGTATTTGTTCTTCACAACTACTGTAAAAATCATCAATAGCCAGTTCGATTTGTTTCAGCAACTGCTTTAACTGCGTTTTATTTAGCGCAGTTAAATCAACACCAGCGATCAGGACTTCAATATTTCTCTCTAACTGCCCAATCTGCCTCTGTAAGTCATTTTCAATCCCTACTTCAACACGGATCACATCAAGCTGGCGTGTTATCAGCTCACTTGCTATCTGCTGGTCGGTTGTCATCGCTAAAAATCCATTTGAGGCGCGTTTACGGCGTCCTGTTCAGCTTCCAGACGCTTCTTTTCTTCTTCCCAGTCTGCCTGATTGGAAATAACCCCGCGCCGCTTAGCCTCTTCAAAAACGGTCTGTCTGCTAACGATATCATTGGTATTTAATGTGATAACAACATTCATACCCTCAACGGTATCATCAGTCTCTAAATTGCCGCTAATTTCAACGTGGCTCTGTTCATTGCTGCTTAGCCACTTAGACATCATATCCAACGCACTGTCTATCGCGCTTTCAAATAAATTCGCGTAATGTCGCAGCAGGCTGATTTCCTTGCTTTGCTCCTCTTTTGCCTGCGAATCAGTCATAGCCAGCTTGGTACGGGTTAACAGCTTGGCACCGGCAACTTTCATATCAGATTCAATCCGGTCCAACCCTGTCCAGCCTGCTTCAGCAGCGCGCCCGCTATGCTCTATATAGCCTATCTGCTCATCTGTTCCCAATTGCAGCATGGTACCAACCCCCGAGGTGAGTTCGGATACCTCGCGGTCACCTGAATAATACATGAGCGGGACGCTGATAAAGTGCAACAGATAATCCTGATCACTGCGCGCCTGCCAATGGCGTATATTTAACTCTGCCAGATTTTCTAAAACCGGCTTACCTGCAAAAAAACCTATGCGTTCTGGTGTAAAAGCAACCACCGGCACATAATCCAGCGGTTTACCGCCTATTCTCAGCTCTTTCTCAGAATGCAGCGCCCAGCCGTTTTCCCCGTTCCGGTACACAGTAACCTTGCCTGGCGTCATAACAGTAATTTGTTCTGTTATCCTCTCGCCGAAAGCACCATCAGGCTCTAATACAGCCGTCCGGTAACGGAACTGCGTACATACCTCTATGTTTTGTATGGTCTCGCTACGCCAGCCTAATACGCTATTAAAGGGTACATGCGTTACATATGGCCGCAAACCTAGCCGCTTAACATCTGCAACAGTGTAGTTATCATCAGCAGGCGGATAGTCGACAACTACATAACTGACACCATGCGCCATCGCGTCATAAAACCATTTGGAGCAAAATACATCAATATTGTTATTTTTTAAATCAAAGTTTGCTAAATACTCTTTTAAGCTATCGGCGACCTTTTCGATAATCAGCGGCTTAGCAAATGTTCTGCCTACCATCTGCGCCACTGTTTGCTCGTAAGCCGGATATAACACAGACATTTTTAAACGCCGCTTATATTTTTCGTCACTTTCGGCTTCTTCTTTAGGCAAAAACCTTGCACCAGCGCGACGCATAGCCTGAGTACCGCCTAATAAAGCGTTAATCTTTTCATTAACGCCATGCATATGCCGAACTATTCCGGATTTAAAATCTGGGTTATTACTCATATAACTACATCCTGAGATCATGCCGGCCATGTGCCGGTTTTTGTATTGGGTATAAACGCGCAATCGGGTACGTGCCGGCATCTATCACGTGATCGATACCGCTGGATTTATCAGGCGCACCGTTTTTGTCATATGCCTGCTGCTCTAATGCTTCTGTAAAACGCGGGCATTTTTGCGGATTAACAAACATGCGCCTTTCTTTGTTTGCATTCAGCAGCATGGCATTGGTCGCATTAATCCGGTCTTTAACGGCTGGGTTAGATTTCCCGACCCTGACGGATAAACCGGCTTTTTTGATTATCGATAAATCAGATTTTGAATAATCTTTGCTGCTGGTGTTCTGCCCGCTGGCGTCCGGGTAAATATCAATCTGGTGTTCTGGATACTTCGCTTTAATCAAGTTGCACATTTCCGGCGTGTCACGCACATCAACCAGTTCATCAACTGCATACGGAATCCCATTGCGCAAAACGTAAACAACCGCAGCCATTTTCAGCACGTTAAAGTCCATGCCTATATGCAACCGTTCGCCCTCTTTTATCATTGCGGTAGTGCTGTTTGCCTCTCTGTCAAAGCAGTTATAAACCGCGCCAGATGTTAAATTGACGAATTGCCCGTTCAAATACGCTTTGATTAATTCAGGCGGATAGCTGGCATATAGCGAGGAAATATAATCATCAGGCAGATTGGCAGCGTTATCAAAAGTGCTTGCCTGGATTAATCCGTAGAACTTGGCCAGCTCCGGCTTTTCTCTAATATCTTTAACAAACCGCTCATAAACAAAGCGGAAACCCTCTGGCGTTGTGGTTACATCTATGCCGTTTGTTAAGCCAGGGATCTTATAACGCAGGCGGGCAATTGTTTTATTCCAGATCTGGAGGGCTTTTTCTTTTTTAAGCGTATCCAGCTCATCAACCAAAGCGTGCCCGATTTTAAAGCCGACAATTGTGTCGGGCTTATCCATTGAGCGGCATATTGTTGTACCGCGATAAATGTTTGTCCCTGCCTCATAAAAATCGACCTCTTTATTAGCATACTTAATATCAGCCCTGAGCCCCCATTGCGATGCCACCTCTTCTATAGTAGGGAAAAAAATATCTCTTATCTGCGGGTATGTAGGAGCAAAATAACCTTGGTTTACTTTAGGGAATTGCCAGAAACGCGCGCACATTGCAGAGCCGCCTACCCATGTTTTCCCGCCGCCAAACCCTGAAACAAACGCCCTGAATTTCTTATTTAGGTTATAGAATCTGGATTGAGGAATATTAAGTATCGGTGTAATCGTTGTCATTATTTGCCCTTGCATCCACTGTTTGTACAACAATTTGCACCGGTACCGCCTCTTGTGCTGAATTTTCGACTATGGGCTTATCTCGCCATAGTTCAGGCTGCCTGTTCTTTAACCAGAATATCTGGGCGGTAGGATCAGGCGGAATGTGTTTTTTAGTTACACGCTTAACCTTTTTCTTGCCGTCATCACGCACCTCTACTTCCGTTACTTCGATGCCCGTAGCTCTTTTAAACAGTGATTCTGTCACCTGCGCATCTGCGATAACCTTGCCGCTTTTTATGGACTTGCAAAATTCAGGATATTTCTGCTTCCATCTATTAATCGTGCTTTCGTTTACACCAAAAAAAACGGCTAGCTGCTTATCAGTAAAACCCAACAGACACAGTTTGCGTGCCTGTTCGGCATACTCTTGCCTGTAGTCTGTTGGTCTTGCCATGTTATGCCTTCTCTATTTACTCATCAGTCATCATAGTTATATCAACCTCACCGCATGCGGTGGTTGCTATTCTCGCGTCACCTTTAACAAATATGAGCACGTTCTGGTGTGTTTTGCCCAATTTGCGGCTTTTCTCGAACGGCTTACCTGCTCTTACAGGTAATGAGCCGGCCTGAGTAACCAGTATCGCTTCGTTATAGTATTTCAAGCCTGCATCTATAAATGCTCTTATCGTATCTCCGACAAAATTATAATAATTGCCCTTTTTGTCCCTGACCTCACCCACAACAATACAAGCAAATCTATTCTCTTTTAACAAAGAGGTTGATTTTGAAATTATCTCTTTATAGACACCTATAAAATCCTGATATTTCATTGTTGAAAGGTCTCTAGGATCATCGCTGTATACTTCTAAATCTGCATATGGCGGGCAAGTAAAAATAAGATCTGCCTCAATACCCTGTGCATGCTCTGTTATGTCTTTGCTATCACCACATATCCATACTGGCGGATATTCTGAATCTTGATTTAATTCTTTCCATTGTTCTTGATTGGCAGTAACTTGCTCTTGTCTTAGATCACAGCCTATGTATTGACGATTTAATAATGCCGCAACAATACCTCTGACGCTCCCGCCGGCAAACGGGTCAAGTATCACCCCGCCCTTAGGGCTAAACCATCGGTATGCTATTTCACATAAAACAGGATCGAAAACACTTGTATTGGTTAGTGTATTTAATTCCGGGTGTTTTAATAAAAATTCATCCCATGTGACATTGCGGCCCATTTTTATTTCATACGATCTTTTGATTTCGTATGCTTTAGGAGGTTTTGCCGAAGAATCAAAAATCAAATTATCAGAACGCCCTACCTCAGATTCAATGCCGTAATCTAACCATTTTTTTTTACGTTCCTGCCACCATCCTTCGCGTGCATTAAACACAGAAAAAGGAGGTATTAGAAACTTTTCTGACATGCTTGTTTTTTTGCTTGCTTCGTTTAACTTTTCCTGTATATCTTCGTTAAACTGTTTAATAAAGTCTTCGTCAAACCCAAGTAAATCAATATCAAATTCGTTGAGTTCTAATGCTTCAATTTCAGCGCGCAAAATATCTAAATCCCACCCGGCATTTAAAGCCAGTTGGTTATCTGCAATCAGATATGCCCTCTTTTGCAATTCTGTAAGCCCATGCAGAATAATACAGGGCACCTCATTCATGCTTAGACTTATCGCAGCCTCAAGCCGCGCATGCCCTGCTATAACGTTGTGCTGCTCATCAATCAGAATCGGATTAGTGAAACCAAATTCCTTGATTGAATTAGCTACCTGATTGATCTGCTCAGGCGTATGCGTCCTACTATTATTCACATATGCGTTAATTTGTTTTACATCCTGATACACTACAACTAAATTTTTACTGCCTGTCATAAACTACTGCTTAACCCTGAAAAATAAAACACCAATAAAAAACGGACTGAATAATATTCAGTCCGTCGTACAACCTGTTTACCCGTTATTATTTTAGTCGCTGCGCAAAATCGGTAGTATCCTCATTTTCCTGCTTTTTACTGATAGGTGGTGCAGTATAAAAATTGTTACGCGCCCATTCTTGCAGCTTAGAGGCCGCTGCATCGCTTTTTATCATTTCATTTAGTACACGCTCTAAATCTGATTTATTAAAGATAAGTCGCGGGAGTTTCCCCTTACATTGTGCTAACAATGGATAACCAGTTTCATAAGATTTTAAGTCAATTAACTTTATACGTTCGCACAATAGATTATCTAGTGGTATGGTAATGCTTATCGAAATATCTTCCAGAATATAGGGATACCCTACAGTTCTGATTAGGACTCCGGTTTCCTTAATTTTCTCAGTACAAAAATGATAAAGAACGTCACTAATCTCTTTAACTTCAGCATATTTTCTATTAATTAATTCTTGAATTCTTTTCCACTCAAAACTATCACCCTCAACAGTTCCGGCTTCTTTAAAAATATTTGCGATATGCTTCAAAGCAAATTCCCACAAGAATTTAAATTGCTTTGTCTTATCTGAATTATCAGATAGTCCAGTACTAGGATCTTTCAGGGCTGTATTAAGTTCTGCCATATCTATATCCAATAAAAAAAGCGGATTAGCTATCAGCCAACCCGCTATAAATAAATATCATTTGTAATATAAGTAATTTGCTACTAAACCCAACAAAAACCAGCCTTTTTGGCTGGTTATATTAAAAATTAGTCACTCTCTGCTGTTATGAGGAGCTCAACTTCTATCAATTCTAAATCTTCATCTTCATCTTTATCTAAATCTTCATCTTCATCTTTATCTAAATTTTCATCTTTCTTTTTCTTTTTCTCAAATATTCGGGTTAAACTATAGTCCGACACACTAAAAGATAGTTTCCCACCTGGTATGCGTCTAAGCAATTTGTTTATTGCATTGACTTTCTCGTCTATAGGCGCACCGAAAGTACCATATTTTTCAAAAGAATACTTAAGTGTTATAGTATAAGCTTCTTCCCATTTATAATGGGAAGAAATTTCTGGCTTAGTATCTAAGTCGTACCAGTCATGAGTTACAAAAGGTAAATCAGGACGTCCGGAATCAATTAATTTAACATCATGATAATTAAGTGTACGACTTCGTTTATCTTTGTGCCGGCTTAGAAAAGAAGATATAAACAATCCCATCTTCTTGCATTTATATTGGGTACCCTGTTCGAGCATTCTATTGTATTCACTTGCTGTTAAAGTCATTTTAATTACCTCTTTCTCTCGAACTCGACATTATGCTGATAATTAAAAGCCCAACTTTAGAAGGCTAGTTAATATGTATGTTAAATCTCGCGAATAAGTTTTATATTTCTTTTCCTTAAGTCTTATCCGAAACATAGCATAATTGTAAATTTTCACCCTACGCTTTTCTACCCCTAAATTGAATTTTTACAAAACATTTACAATTATATCCTGCATGCTAACTTCTAATTTAGCAATGCAGTCATAGTGCAACTTGTTAATTATTCTCTTCACATGTTTTATTTTTCGTCTAACAGTGCATTTGTGCCAGTCGAATTTATCCTGAAGCTGTATATAGGTTTTATTCCTAGTAAAAAGGTATTCAAGCAAGGCATCGCACTCTAATGGCTGAATATATGAATCTCTGGCTAATACGTAGTTTGTTAAATCAATAATGCCAGACAGGTTATATCCGTATTCTGCATTAATCAGCGTCCATTCAATATCATTTAAAATACGCTCTACACGGGTTAACAGCATAGAGCTGTTTGCATGCATATCATGCTGGCTTAGCCCTGATTTACTTCTGTCAACTACGCCTCTGGTTTTAATCCATTCCTCAATGCGCGCTGAATTACTTTTACCCATGATTAGCGTATTTTTTATGAAAAACACCTCACACAGCATGTGATCTATTGATTCATACATTATTCAGCTCCTAAGCTATTTGTATCAAATGCTGGCTGTTTAGTAGTAGTTGCGTCCTTAGTACGCCCTCTGCGTGGTACAGGTGCGCGGTTTCTACATCCAGTATCGTTGTTCTTCTATCTGCCTCATTATGGCAGGCACTGCATGCGTATGCGCCTAAAAGGTCACTGGGTTTAATTCCGGTACCGCAACTGCCTGCTAGCCTGTAATGAGCGAAAACCACTGTTTCAGGATTGCCGTTACAAATACCGGGCATGCGTACCTGACATTGCTGCCCTCGTGCTGATCGGGTGATTTTGCTCATGATTAATTCCCTAAAGATAAAAGCTGATCAATAGCCTGCTGTGCCTCATCTTCACTGGAGAAGCGGTTGCATAAAATCATGTTCCAGCAAACAGTGAAGCAGGCTTGATAGAAGGCGTTAAACTCGTCCTGGTCCATACTGGCAAAACTGATTGATTTAGGTTCTTTCACCACACCAGCCGGGGTTACGCAAATATTAAAATATCCGGCTTCGATAGTTAGCCAGCGACGAAATGAATCAATATCTTTGTCTATAACGGGTAGTTTTTCGGCGCGCTTTTTAGCTAGTAAGTTAAGTGCTTCCTCTGCGGCTTTAACAATAATGCCTTTATTACCGGCGAACTTATCCAGCCTCTTTGCTACCCACAGCACCACAGCCCGTTCTTTAGGGCTGATAACTCCGCCTGCCGGTTGCCAGTAATCAAAAGCAAAAGGCAGTAAGCCGCCAAAGAATAAACGGTGATGAGACAGGCTCCGGTCTTTTTGTCTTGTTACTTGTATCTTTACCGGTTGGCCCACTTTAAATCCTTTGAGACTATCGGCATCAATTGCTGTAACTGGTCGCAAGCTGTTATCAACTGCCTTAACTGCTACTAATTCCATGATTAAAATTCCTCAATGCTCCAGCCTCCGCCGTTCTTCTTGGCTTGGCGTTTTACCGCAATAAATTTAAGCGGGTACATATCAGCAGCTACTTTGATTTTTACCCTTGCATCATCCTGCCAGAAGCCTTTTACTTCGTGCATTTCCATAGTGCCGTCACTACGCATCACGCAATAATCCGGTGTGTAAAAGGTGTTATCTGCCAGCCTGAGTTTTACGCCTTCAAACCGGTACCAGATTATTAATCCGTCCTGCATGGCCGGTTTTAATACTTCCAGCTCATATGCCTGCTCTGTTTTGTTTTTTTGTCCGGTTTTTAATCTTCCCAGTGCGTAAAAATTTTTTGACATCTTTTCTCCAGTATTTGTTTTTCCAGTTTCTTAAACCACGCAGCTTTGCTTCAATGTCATCCGGGCTTATATAGATTTCTGCTAGAGCGCAGACTTCTTGAAAACCTCTACTCCTGAAATAACCCATTTCCTGCTCAACCGCCCTATCCAGATCTCTGGAATCGCCTATAGCTTCAGTAGCGTCCTGCAATGCCTGAATAATGACCATTCCCCATAAGGCTCTGCATGCGTGATATTGTTCATAAGGGGATTCAACATAATCATCCGGCTGCTTATCCATGCTGCCTCCTGACATATTCACTCGGCTTATTATTTCGGGCTTCCCACTCTTCGCGCTTTATTCTCAGATCTTCGGCTATAGGCTCAAATTTGTTGTTTGCACATTCTCTGCGACCGGGGAAATAGTGCCATTTTTCATCATGAGCACAAATGCCAAATCCGAGTGCTGCCATTTCGTGGGGGACATATTCGCCTTTATTATTTTTTTCTCTTAGCGTCCAGTGACGGCAAGCTATACAGGTATTTTCAGACACGATATGAATCCCAATCAAAACCAAGAATAACTCCGCCGCCTTCCTTTATGCGGTCATAAATTCGTTCGCCTAGCGCAGCCTTGAACTGGTCTTTGTTCAGGTTGCTGATAAAAATGGTCGGATTCATGTTCTGATAACGGGCATTAATAACATCAAACAACGCCCGGCTTTCCGCATCTGTGCCAGATTGAATACCTACCTCGTCAACTATCAGCAGGTCGTAATTTCCAAAGGCTTCGATAACTTCCGTTTCTGAATATTTGGCGCTGTAGCTTTTTGATTCTCTAACCAGTCTGTTGATTTCTGAAACACTGGAAAATCTCGCTGTACCACCATAGCGTTTAATGACACATAAAGCCATCGCGCTGGCGATGTGGGATTTTCCTGTACCAGTATTGCCAAGCATTGTCATACAGCGCCCAGAATGCCCCTGATGGCTGCTAAATTCAATCAAAAAAGCCTTGGCGTCGTTAATTACGTCTTGTTGCTCTTTGCAGCTCACCTGATAGCTTTTCAGCGTTTTGCCAAGAAAGCGTTTTGGAATGCCTGAATTGCCGATCAGCTCGTCAATCAGTTTGCTTTTGCGTTCGGCAGCTTCTCGTAACTGCGCTGCCTTTTCGTCTGCAATGCGTTGTTGTTCGCGTTCACGTTCACACTCTGGGCATTTGGTAATGCGACCAGATTGGTATTTCGTTTGCTGGTATTCGCCATGTGTGCTGCATGTGGCTGTGCTTTGTTCAGCAACTACAAACTGCGGGTGGTTGGCAAACATGCTGCCTACCGATGTCAATCCGCTTACCATGACAATCTCCCCCCCTCTGTGTGAAGAGGCACGTCTTTAACGCTAGGCTTGTGTGGCTGAGGCTGATTACGGTCTTCCAGCAACCATTTAGCTTCAAACCCACGCCAGCCTTTTTCTGCACACAGTCGAATTACTCCCTCAAGCGTCCACCCGGCTTTGTTTGCCTCCCGCTCAATTCTACCTAGGGCTGTCATGGTGAGCGGTGCCTTTTGCGATTTCCGTATGGCAATAAAATCCTTGGCAACCTGTTCATCAACCCCCTTGTTTGTGAGCAAGGCTAGCCCCTCTGTCCATACCCCCATTTTTTTTTCGCCGGTGGTCTGTTCTTTTTCGTCGGCAGGTGGGTGTGTATATATTGATGGTTCTAATTGATGGTTAATTGATGGTTCTTCTTTAAAGGAATGTGCAGAATTTGCACATAACTCTGTCGTATTTTGCACATTGGTAGGTGCAGAATTTGCATGTGCAAAATTTGCATGTGCAGATTCTGCATGTGCAGAATTTTCACATTGGCTTTTATAATTATCCAAATTGATTGTGTATGAGTTACTCTGTCTGCTACCGGCTTTTTGTCTGCGTTCAGACGTTAAAATACCGCAGCTTTCAAGCCGCTTAATTTGATTAATTACAGAGCGGTAACTCATGCTGCATTTACTTGCCAAAAATGCCTGACTTGGATAGCAAACGCCATCATCATTCGCATGGTCGCACAAGGCTAATAAAACCAGTTTTTCACCTTGTGATAAATCCAGTTCCCATGCCTTGGACATTAATTTAATACTCATATTTCACCTTTAACTTAAACAAGGCGATAACTGGCATACCGCTTTTTTGTATGCTCATCTGTAATTAGCCTTGAATTGATCTGGTAACCTAGTTGTCGTAAATCGTAGATACGCGCACCCAGTCTCAGGCAATTAAATTTGCGCAAGGCTTCTAAGGGCGTTAAAGCGTTACCCGCCTGTAGGTATTTCAGGATTTGTTCTGATTGGGAATCCATTATTAATCCTTTTTAATCAGCTAATTCAGGCCAAATTTCTGCCCAATTGGAAAACATATCTTTTCTAGTTACTTCCCCTTTGGTTGCACGCTCAATTGCTATCCCAAATCGCGCAGGAATGGGTCTTGAACCATTTGTAATTTGATTTATAAAACCTGCTGTTACATTTAATTCTTTTGCTAACCAAGCCTGCCTCCCGTGTTTTTGTCTTAGGAATTTATCAAGTTTCATAGTCTTACCATCTAGCAATGATACATTTAAATATATCAAATTAGTATAGCAAAAGTAAAGATGAAAAAATACATATTTTATTTAGCAATGCTAAATAAGCGGTATAATTCACAACTCTAATATTAGGATTTAAAAATGGATAGACGAGATAAAATATTGTATTTAATAGATAATTCTTTCAACGGAAGCCAAGTAAAATTTGCAGAGGCAATTAAAAGATCTCCCGCTCAAGTGAATCAATGGGTTACCAATCGAAGAGCGATTGGCGACGCTTTGGCTTTACATATAGAACGAACTTTAAACCTGCCTACCGGTTGGCTGGACAAAGAAGAAGATAATAAAACTAATAATATTCAATCATTTGTGTTTTACGCAGATGCATTAAAAGGCTCATCTAACGATTCATGCTCTTCGGGGGGAGATGGGGTTGATGTTCCTTTTTACACAGATATTAGTTTAAGTGCAGGAAAAGGGCTTTTATCTGATATTCAAGATATTAATAATATGAAAATGCGCTTTCCACTAGCAATGTTAAGCAAAAAAGGGATTAATCCAAAACATGTAGTATGTATTATCGCTGATGGGGATAGTATGGAACCAGCCATTCCTGATGGAGCTATAGTTGGCGTAAATACTGAAGATACGCAAATCAGAGATGGTAAATTATATGCAATTAATCACGATGGTTTGCTGCGTATCAAAGTCCTAAAAAAACGACCAGGTAACAAAATTCTGATACAAAGTTATAACTCTAATGCATACCCTGATGAAGAGGTTGAAGCAGGAGCAATCTTTGTTCTTGGGAAAATATTTTGGTGGTCAGTTTTGCTGTAACATAAATTTATGTTTTAAATTGCAAGTAATAGCAATAAATATATCATTAAATCAAATTGCTTTTTATACTTTAGCCTTTTGATATTCATAAGTGATATATATTTATGCAAACTATAGCTGAAACATATGCAGAACGGCTTGATATGCTCGTTAAACGTTACGGGCAATCCAAGCTTGCTGAATTGATTAATACTCACGCAGTCTTAATTAGAGTTTTAATAACAGCATTAAATAACGGGGAAGACGCCGATGGCGACGGGATTCATGCTAAACAATGGTCGGCAGCTTTTCGTGCCGTCAGACAAATCGAAGAACATCTAGGGCTTGAGCGTGGCTGGTTTGATCAGCCTCTTAAGGAAGGTGAGATTATTAACTTTCCAAACTTCCCTGAAGATGAGATAACAAATACACCTAATAATAATGACTATTTACAAGTTCGAATTCTTAATATAGAAGAATATATTAGTAGTACGTCCTCAGATATCAATCGGAATAGCGTTAGAATGATTGATATATATAAACCGTGGGCTGCTATAGAGCTAGGCATTAATCACCATGATATTGCTATCGTTACCGTACATGGCGATAACATGTATCCTACACTCCAGCAAAACGATCTGCTTTTTATAGATACATCTATTACATCTTTTGAAAATGATGGTGTATACCTACTTTATGAGCCAAAAAACAATAATATTAGGGTACGTCGACTTCAACTTATTGGTAATGAAATTCTTATCCTTACCGATAATGAAAAATATCAGAATTCAACTGTAAAAGTAACAGATAAAGAACAGCTTCGAATTGTAGGGAAAGTCAAAAACGTATTCTCTTTAAGACGTTTCTAATTTTCTGTATCTCTTGTCTCTATTAAAGCACATTTTAAAAATGTGCTTTTTTCTTTTATATATATAAATTCGCATAAAAAAAATTAAAAACAAAATCAATAATATATCAAAAAATATCATTTAATATATCAAAATATATCAATAATTGCTTGCTTTAAAATATAGCTTTGATATACTTGACTCATCGAACAAGCACAGACACCGATGACCTCAGTATGAAAAAGAACTGGGGAAAGGAAGCAAAAGGAAATACAGGCTAGGTCGCCACGCTTCATAAGTTGATAGCAAAATGTATTGTTTATTGATCTTTTTAATGAGTTTAAAAATCGTAGCGCATTTATCAATGGTAAGTGCGCTTTAGTTTTTAAACTCGTAGCAGTCAATTTAAATACTGCTATCACTTAGATATATTTGAAAGGAGTTAGTTATGATGGAAGTTACTGAGCATTCTAAGGATGATATTCAATATCCGGTTGCTCGCAGAAGCCTTATCGACGGAATAGTCGTCTTGTTTTTTTCCAAAAATACAGGGGTAGTTATTAAAACTTCTCCTGACTCTGAAATGATATTTGGAGACATTAGCACTGATTGGACTTCTTGTAGGGATAAGGTAGTTTGGGAAGACGTAGATATCACAATTACAGGTTAAGCAATCCAGTAAAGCCCAAAAATCGCAGCGCATTCAATTAGTAAATTGAGTGCGTTTTAGTTTTTGAGCTTATAAAAATCAAAGGAGTAAGAAAATGTTACAAGTTTACAACCCTGATCCACCCGGATACCGGGAAATGATGCAGTATGAAGAAGATTCGCAAAGAGCAAGTGACGCAGCCGAAGAAAAGAAACAAGAAATACTGGAAAAGCTTGAAGATGATGAACTGGTGGATATCGCAGGGGAAGCTTTTGGTGAATTATTTAGTACAAAACATTCTGATGAAGCGGACAAGCTTACAAATGAAATAGTTAAGGCACTTGTATTGGGCTGCAATAAAGATATGACAGTAAGACAACTATTAAGTCATCTGTCATTAGAAGCAGAAAAAATAGTAACTGATTATATTTTCACGCATGCTAATTAAATTAAAAGGAATTGAAATGACGGGACAAGTTAATTATTTAGAAGAGGCTCCTGAGTTAGGGCAAGGATATTATGTTTTGCATATTCAGAAAGACCCATTTTATTCATTCTATAGGTGGGAAGATAAAGATATAGAAAAAAGATGGCTTGCCCTGCATAGAGTTTATCCAACTAAAGAGGATGTTGTAAGGGCTGCTGAATTCGTAAGGAACTTCTACATATCGCATAAAGAACAATTAAACTATTTGACATCTGAACCCGAAGCCGGAACCAAATTATGGCTTGATATGAATGTCATGTGGTCGTTTGGCAGACCATATATTTATTTTAAATATAGAGATAGAGATTCTTTTCACCAAGTCTTATTAGAGACCTTCCAACTTTATGGAACTCGTGAGGACTTAATAAAAGACATGAATCTAATAATTGAAGCGTTAGAAAAGGAATACAAAAAAGCTCACTATCCAGTGAGCTTTAATTTTTAGGAGAATTAATTATGACTAAGAAATTTAAATCTTTAAAAAAGACTCCAAAGAAGAATCAAACCTACTTTCTTTTAACTTTTAGAAGATCTAGTAATTCTTATGTGAAATTTACATGGGACGACACGGAAATTGAACACCATTGGCTAAAATCTTATAGAATTTATTCAACTATAAAAGATGTTAAACGGGCTGCTAAATTTGTAAAGGATTTTATAAAATCCCACAAAGAACAGCTAAATTACATCACATCTGAGCCTAAACCTGAAACCAAAGTTTGGTACGGCATCGATATGGATGGTACTTCGAACGATCTTGGGCATTTTTTCTTTGACCCTAGTAATGAAGACCATCAATTATCCTTAAAACTAGGTTTACTTTATAATAATCCCCGTATGGTTCAAAAAGCCTCAAAAATAATAACAAAAGCTCTGGATATGGAGCAGAAAAGACTTAAATATAAATTCTTAACAGAAACACCGAAGTCTGGAACCATTGTTTATTACCCACATTTTGGTGTTGAATCTGGTGTTGAGGGATGGGAGTATGACCCTGATGCGCCTGAATTTGTTCGCTATTTAAAACTTGGACTACTTTTTTCTAAAAAGAAACATGCGTTACGCGCCAGTATAGATATGCTAAAACAAATTAACTCTACGATTCCTAAATGATTAAAGCTCACTTCAGTGAGCTTTAATTTCGAGCCTAAGCTAATCAATCCAAGCACATTTAAACAAGTGCGCTTGTGTGGATTAGTAGACATGCCAGCATTAGCTGGCTTTTTTATTAGCTATAGAGGTGATATATGTTTGCTGTATATGGAAAATCATTACAAAAAGAAAGAGCCAGAAAGCGTAGAAGTTGCAAATACGAAATATTCGATGAAACAGCAATGCGGGCGTTTAAGAAAGATACAGGAGCGTATCAGATATCTCCAGATTATTCATCTGAAAAACAGTGCTTAGAGTTTATTGACTTAGCAAAATCGTACCCAGAGGTCAGGTGTTTATACATTGCTAAATTAGACAGAGTGAAAAACGAAAAAGACCAAGTCATTATCAATGAAAAAACAGACAAACCAAAAATGAAATACTTCCGATTTAAAGGTATCCCTACTCAATAAATTAAACCATGCAACAGCAACAACGAGGGAGTTGTACATGATTAAAAATTCTATAACTGCATTTATTGCAGTTTTTTTAATGTCTGCTTCTCTTTCAGTATCCCCTGCTTTGTCTGATAAGGAGCAATTAGAAATGCAGCACAATTATACGGCCAGACAAATGCAGCAGAAAGAATACCAGGCAGATCTGGAAGTAAAACGGTTAGCTGATGCATATGCGCGTATGAGTGATAGCGAGCGCATGAAAGGTGATGCAGAGCTTAAATAATTTTAGGTGATGGTTATTGACATTCCTGCCCTGCTAATAGCTAGCTAATCACAGAATAAATTATCAGAAATTTTAACCAGTCCTAAAGCCCATTGATTAAATGGGCTTTAATTTATGGAGCTTTAAAATGAGTACACAATTAGTTGCATTAGCAAATAATTTAGCTAAATCGTTTGATTTAGCAGATGGACAAGGCTTGATTGAAACATTGAAAAAAACAGCCTTTAAAGGTGCTGTAACTGATGAACAGATGGCTGCATTATTGATTGTCGCTAATCAATATAAATTAAATCCGTGGACTTCTGAAATCTATGCATTCCCAAGTAACGGTGGCATTACTCCGGTTGTAGGTGTTGATGGATGGGCTCGTATTATTAATGCTAACCCACAATTTGACGGGATGGATTTTGAACAAGATACAGAAAGCTGTACATGCCGCATTTACCGTAAA